TGTTAACCAACCTTGGGTTGAACTTCCTGACAATCCATTTGGACAACCAAAGATTAAAGCAAAAGGTGGTGAAGCAATTTGGTTAAACTCATCTTTGGTATTTTTATTTGGTAATCAAAAAGGTGCGGGAACAAACAAAATTTCCGCAACAAAAGACAAAAGAACTGTTAAGTTTGCAATCCGTACAAAAGTTTCTGTTATGAAAAACCACATCAATGGTTTGGGATATGAGGATGGTAAAATTATCGTAACACCTCACGGATTCTTGGCAGGAAAAGATGCTGCGGAAGAGAAAGTATCTATTGAACAATACAAGAAAGAAAACGCTGAGTATTGGAAAGAGATTATTGGGGCTGATGGAGATTTCAGCTTGTTTGAGGAAAAAGAAAGTGAAACAGTATAAACAATAAATTGTGAAGACACTCTTAGTAGATGGTGATAACCTATTCAAAATCGGATTTCATGGGGTCAGAGACCTCTTTGTAGAAGGAAACCATATTGGGGGTGTCTTCCACTTTGTTAATACATTACGTAAACAAATCGATGAACACAACTACGACAAAGTCTTGGTATTTTGGGACGGTGACGACAACGCATCCGTGCGTCGTAAACTATATCCTAATTACAAATTAAATAGACGACAAGATATGAACGAGTATAAACTCGAATCGTATCACACACAAAAATCACGAGTAAAAGAATACATTGAAGAATGTTTTATTCGTCAAATAAGAGTAGATATGAACGAGTCTGATGACTTGATAGCACACTACTGTAAAATAGCACCAGAAGAGAAGAAAACCATCTTATCAGCGGATAAAGATTTACTTCAGTTGGTGAACGAAAACACAACCATTTACTCACCAATAGCCAAAGTGTTTTACACTCACGGTAAGAAAGTTAAGATTGGCACATATGAAATACCAGCTTGTAATATTTTACCATATAAGATTATTACAGGTGACAAGTCCGATAATATAAATGGAATTTATTATTTCGGAGAAAAAACATTAATCAAATATTTTCCTGAGTTCCTTGACAAACCCGTCAATATTAATGATATTTTAACCAAGGCAAAAGAATTACTTAAGGAAGACGAAAAAAACACGGCACTTAATAACTTAATCAGTGGAAAAACAAAAGACGGAATTTACGGAGAAGAATTTTTTCAAATCAATGAAAAAATCGTTGACTTACAAAACCCACTCATTTCTGATGATGGTAAAGGAATTGTTGAACAATATTATGCCGACACTTTAGACCCTGAAGGTAGGGGTTACAAAAATCTAATACGTATGATGACTGATGACGGGTTCTTTAAGTACCTTGGAAAAAGTGACGATGAATTTTTAAGATTCATTCAGCCATTCATGAAATTAACAAGAAAAGAAAAAAGAAAATTTAGAAATGAAAAATAACACACTTATAAAAATACAAATATGAAAGAAACAGATGTAATCAAAATGGAATTCCTAATCACATTGAATGACAATATTGTTATTCAAAGGTATTTCAATGTTCGTGGGTACAATCCAGTGGCTAAGAGTTCACTGAATATGTCCTACTACCTAAAAGACTTCGTAGCTCAATTTGAGTACGACCAAAAAATGCGTTCAGTTGTCTATCTTTTAGAGAACCAAGAACAAATTTTTGAAGACCCAAATGTACTTGATACTTCAAATACTAACGGTCCTGAAATCTTTAATTTCTATATTAAAGTTGGTGAACAGACAATTTGTCATAGAATATTAAACGCCAAAATTCTCCCACCAAAAATAAGATACACCGTAGACATACGCCAGCAAGTAAAAAGTGTATTAAAGGACTTAACTGACATTTTTTCAGGTGAAAATTTTGTTACGACTTACATGGATTATAGCTTAGTATAACAGTATTTATCACTACCAGTAAAAACAATAAATTATGTCAAACAAGAACTTCGAATATCTAGGTAATACATTTCAACTTCAACTACTAAATCAAATAATTTTAGACAAAGATTTCGCACATTCTATCATTGACGTAATTGAACCATCACATTTTGAGAACAAATACTTCAAAACATTACTCCAACTTATAAAAGAGTATTACGTGAAGTATGATTGTACTCCCTCTTTTGAGACACTATCACAAATGGTGAAAAGTGAATTCCCTCAAGAGTTAATGTTAAAAATTCTTAACGATACCATTAAACAAGTAAAAGACGCACCCACTGAAGGAGCATCTTTCGTACAAGAGAAATCTCTTAAATTCTGTAAACAACAAGAGTTACAGAAAGCGATTACAAAATCACAAAAAATTCTTGACAATGGCGAATTTGAAAACTATGACAAACTTGAGGAATTGGTAAGAACCGCTCTACAAGTGGGGGAAAACAATAACAAAATTGAAGACGTGTTTACAAATTTAGATGACGTATTAAATGAAGATTTCCGTCATCCAATTCCTATGGGAATCACAGGAATTGATAAATTACTTAAGGGTGGTTTAGCAAAAGGAGAACTCGGTGTAATTTTAGCACCAACTGGGGTAGGTAAAACTACGGTTCTTTCCAAAATTGCTAATTCAGCATTTAACAATGGATACGATGTATTACAGTTGTTTTTTGAAGACAATCCAAAAGTAATTCAAAGAAAACACTTCACTATGTGGACAGGTATTGCTCCTGATTTATTACCATTACATAGAGAAGAAGTTTTAGAAAAAGCACGTGTGGTAAGAGAAGAAATGACTAATAAGTTATTTCTTAAAAAACTACCTTCAGACCAACACACTATGACCCAAATCAAAAACATGATTCGTAAGATGATTGCTGATGGTCATAATATCGACTTGATAGTCTTGGACTATATTGATTGTGTTGTACCCGATAAAAACTTGGGTGATGAATGGAAAAGTGAAGGTTCAGTTATGAGAGGGTTTGAGGCATTATGTCACGAACTAGGAGTTGTGGGATGGACCGCAACACAGGGTAACAGAAGCTCTATATCTTCTGAGGTTGTTACCACCGACCAAATGGGTGGTTCTATCAAAAAGGCACAAGTTGGACACGTTATCATTTCCGTGGCCAAAACTTTACAACAAAAAGAAATGAACTTAGCAACCATTGCAATCACCAAATCACGTTTGGGTAAAGATGGGGTTATATTTGAAAACTGTAAATTTGATAATGAACTTCTCGAAATTGATACTGAAAGTTCAGTAACTTTCTTAGGATTTGAAGAAAAGAAAGAAGACCAAAAACGAGATAGGATTAAAGAATTAATGGATAGAAGAAAACAAAAGGAGCAAGAAACTAACTTGAATTAACAACAAAAAAAATTATATTTAACAAAATGGACGCATCACAAAAGATATTGTCAGACTTAACTGTCTACATGAAGTACGCAAAATTCATCCCTGAGTTGGAAAGAAGAGAAACTTGGGAAGAATTAGTAACAAGAAACATGAACATGCATATTAAAAAATACCCACAAATCGCAGGTGAAATTGTGGACGTATATCAATATGTATACACTAAAAAAGTATTACCTTCCATGAGGTCAATGCAATTTGGTGGTAAACCAATTGAGATTTCTCCAAACAGAATCTACAACTGTGCTTACTTACCTATTGACCACTTGGATGCTTTCTCAGAATCAATGTTCTTGTTGTTGGGTGGAACTGGAGTTGGATACTCAGTTCAAAAACACCACGTAGAAAAACTTCCTGAAATTAGAAAACCTAACCCGAATAGAACAAGAAGATTCTTGGTTGGGGATTCTATTGAAGGTTGGGCTGACGCAATTAAAGTATTAATGAAATCTTATTTTGGTGAACACTTATCAACACCAGAATTTGATTTCTCAGACGTTAGACCAAAAGGGGCTCAACTTGTAACATCGGGTGGTAAAGCACCGGGTCCTCAACCATTGAAGGATTGTCTTCATAAACTAAAAGGTATGTTGGACGCTAAAGAAGATGGTGAAAAAATGACACCGATTGAAGTTCACGATATGGTATGTCACATTGCAGACGCAGTTCTTGCTGGTGGTATTCGTAGAGCGGCTTTAATTTCATTGTTCTCAGCTGATGACCACGAAATGATTGCATGTAAATCAGGTTCTTGGTGGGAAACAAATCCACAAAGAGGTAGAGCAAACAATTCAGCGGCTTTGGTTAGACACAAAATCACAAAAGAATTCTTCATGGATTTATGGAAACGTGTTGAAGCTTCAGGAGCTGGTGAACCTGGTATTTATTTTACAAACGACAAAGATTGGGGAACTAATCCATGTTGTGAAATTGCTTTGAGACCAAACCAATTCTGTAACTTGTGTGAGGTAAATGTTTCTGACATTGAATCACAAGAAGACTTGAACAACCGTGTTAAAGCGGCAGCATTCATTGGAACACTTCAAGCGGGATATACTGATTTCCATTACTTGAGAGACATTTGGAAACGTACAACTGAAAAAGAAGCGTTGATTGGTGTATCTATGACAGGTATCGGTTCTGGTGTTGTATTGGGTTACAACATGAAAGAAGCGGCTAAACTTGTAAAAGAAGAAAACGCAAGAGTTGCTGAGTTGATTGGTGTAAACAAGTCGGCTCGTACAACTACTGTAAAACCCGCAGGAACTACATCTCTGACATTGGGAACATCTTCAGGTATCCACGCATGGCACAACGATTATTACATCCGTAGAGTCCGTGTAGGTAAGAATGAAGCAATCTACCAATACTTGGCAATGTATCACCCTGAGTTGGTTGAAGATGAATTCTTCCGTCCACACGACACGGCAGTTATTTCAGTTCCACAGAAAGCACCAATTGGAGCAATCTTGAGAACAGAATCACCATTCCAATTATTGGACCGTGTTAAGAAAATCACTCAAGAATGGGTTAGACCTGGTCACAGAACTGGTTCAAACACACACAACGTATCGGCAACAATCAGTTTGAAAAACGAAGATTGGGAATTGGCGGGTGAATGGATGTGGGAAAATCGTGACTTTTATAATGGTTTGTCAGTTTTACCTCATGATGGTGGAAGTTATATTCAAGCACCATTTGAAGATTGTACTGAAGAAGAGTATGAAAGATTATTCTCTAAATTACAGTCAATTGACTTATCAAAGGTTGTTGAATTACAAGACAACACAGATTTGAGTGGTGAGTTGGCATGTGCTGGTGGAGCTTGTGAAATTAAATAAAGAAG